TAATAGTTTATCAGAATTTATAACATAGTCAACATCGATTAAAAGCGTTTCCTCATAGGGACTAAGTTCATATGCTTGATATCGACCTTTGTTGATCCATACTTGATTTTCTCTTATGTTGTTTTTATCTGGTACAACTTCAATAATGTTATCAAATACACCAGTATCTTTGGGAGCCGACTTAGTATCGGTAATTAGAGTCGTAGGTAGACCTAAGAAAGAACTTGCCCTTCTTGCACAATATTCAGCCATCTCAACATAATTATATTTGCTTGAGTTAAACGCAAATAAAACTACGCCTCGGCCTATCTCTTGTTTTCTAGTTCTTGCCATTCTGCGTACCACTCAGTCATAACGTTCTTGTATGTTGTTGTTAATGTTTCTAATAGAGCAGTAGCATCTACTTCAACTGGGTTATCAAACGTATCGATAAGAACTGTTGTAGTTTCAAATTGATTTGATAATGCAGTAAGGATAGTTATTGTATTAGCATCTGCTTTCCACAATCCACCTTGTTCAGCAATAATAAGTTTACTTTCGTATTTTTCTTTTAGATATACTTTTGCAGAGTTATGTGCAAACCGTGCTTTAGCATCAGAAATTAATTTTTTTGTATCCATAGATTATCTATACTCCCACCACTATTTAGATGAGTTTAGATGGGGTAGAAAATAAATTATTGGGAAGAGATGAGTGGCATTACCACTCTTTTTTGCCGCCAGATTGTTCGTTGTTAGCATATCCCATAAGGTATGCTTCAACTTCTGAGTCTTTCATTTCGGGTGGTTCTATTCTAGGATTGTTCCCAGTGCCATTTGGATAATAGTGAGGGCTTTTGCCTCGGCTATACCAAGAGTCAGAGGAACCCCTGTCAAAAGGAGAACCGTTCCATGAGGGATAGTGCTTGCCGTTATACTCGGTAGTGTCAGAGTGAGCCACTAGTTAAGAACCAGTTACTGAACTTGCTAGAGTAGGTGTTCCCCAAGATGCTGATAAGTTAGTTGTTTCAGGTGCTTGTAATGTTAATGTTACAGCAGTACCTGAAGATGCTACTAAGTCATCTGGGATTTCGTCAAAAATTGTGAAAATAGTGATAACATCGCCAGTATCACCGTTAGATCCTTGAGCACCATTAGACTTAACAATGTATCTAATAAATGATGATAAGTAACCTGAAGGACCTGATGATGCAGTCTGCGTAAATGCAGTTGCGTTTGCTGTTGTAAGTCCAAAATATCCTTTATCAGCATCAACAGTAGGTGTATTACCACCTCCACCGACTTTAGTAATACCTGAATAAGATGAGCCTGCAATTGAAACTGTGCCTGAGTTAGGTGCAGATTGAACAACTGTACCAGTGTTTGATGCTAGATCAGAGAATAGTAAGTTAATGCCTGTACCTGTTGGGTGAGAACAAGTCATTTTAATTTGTCCGCCAGAGTTAAAGAAATATCTAGCCGCATCGCCATTTGCAAATGTAACAGTATGAGTGAATGTTAATGCATTCTGCCATGAAGTACCACGTGTTGCTGTAGAAGAACTTGTGCTTCCAACTGATGCCGCGTTGCGTCTGTTAGTATAGATCGTTGTTAAGTTAGTTGGGATAGCAGACAAGTATGTTACTGTTCCACCTGATGTTGGTGCTGTAACTGAAGTGATTGATGAACCACTGTGAGCCGCCGCTGATGCTGTATTGGCAACTAATGCGTTCCATTGACCAGTTGCAATAACTGTTCCTCCAGCCGCTACTTGTGACACAGCAGTTTGGCCATATCCAGAAGTAGTTCCGCCAGTAGCCCAAACAGTGTTTAATTTATTTGCCCCAGTCTCTGGGTTGCTACCTACTAAGTTGTTGAAGTCAGTTGCTTCGATCAGTCCATTTTGTGCGTAACTCATGTTTAAATTCCCGTAAAATTTATTTGATTGTGACTATGGCTTCTACTGTGCCTAGTTCACTAGTGTATTTATCTGTTAATGCTCTACCAATAACGTTGAATGCTGTTGCTTCCCCTGCTGTTGCGGCTCTTGCGATGCCTTTACCAGCAGAAACTAATCTTTCTCCCTTCGTTACTTTACCAATAGTGTTGACTTTAACTCTACCTGTCATTGCTACAGCCGGATGAGATTCGTTATTTCCTGCCGCATCATTCATTAAGAAAGCCATGTTGTCTGAAACAACACCAAATACGTCTTCACTTAACTCGTATCTAACAGCAGTAACTTCAGCATCTCCGCCTAGTTCAACAACTGTTCCTGGTGTATATACATCATCTGCTGAGAATCGTTCCGCCAAGTCAGCATAAGTTGCTGTAAGACGTGATCCTGTAGTCAATGTCCAGTTACCTGTAATTGATCCTGCAGTTGTGTTTGCTCCAGCACTTAAAGTAGTACCGTTAAAAACTGTTGCACCTGTACCAACATTACCTGTGTATGTTGGTAGGTATGAAGCAACGTTTGCGTTGCTATATGCGGCAGAACCTAATGGAATAGGATCGCCATTTGCATAATAAAAATTGTCTGTTTTAACACCAATCGAGCCACTGCCAGTAATTACTAAGTTACCACCTGTAACCCACATACTTGTTCCAGCAACTGCGTTAGCAGTACCTGCACCATTAGCAGTCCAAACACCAGTGATTGTTCCGTTAGTAGATTGTGAGCCTGAAGTGATTGCTGTTGTTGTTAATGTTCCGATTTCACCGTTAGTAATATTACCTGTTACGATGTTAGCAGTATCAGTAACGTTCAATGTTACTGTATTCATTGCTTGTGCATTACTATTAGTTGTGGCAACAATGTTACCAGCAGTCATAGTTCCTGTAACTTCAACTGTGTTGAAAGTTGTTGCACCGCCTGATGCTGTAGATGTTAGTGTACCCCATAAAGTAGGGTCTGTCTCACCATCTGTAGGGCAAACACGAAGTAGACTACTACTTGTGTCATACCAAATTTGTCCTTTTAATGCATTAGCAGGAGGAGATCCTGATGCAAAGTTTTCAATAAGATGTGCGAAGTTAGTATCAATTGTTTCCCCGTAACCAGCATAGTTTCTACCTGGTAAACCGAGAGATGTTGCATTTGTATTGATAGTACCGTCGGCAATGGTCGTTAAGACTGTTCCATCACTTTTTAAGATTGTATATGCCATGTTTCTAATTAACTCCGTTATTATTATTTATCTTAAATGGTAACTAAATTAGTTAGAGACTGTATTCTAACCGTATAATCTATCTGTATTTGTCTGTTTAAAGATTTTTGCACAGGGTGAAAAATTACATGCGTTAAAAGTCGTGTAATTACGTTCCCGTTGCTGTCTGTTCCATAGTTTGCTAATAGCCCTAACTCATCAAAAATGTAGTTAGAATCTGTTTGTGTGCTGTTATCAAATGCCGCTTGACCAGAAGGCTCACCGTAATCTAATAGACATTGCACTAATATATCTGTATATACTCTACCAGTCGTGTGAAATACAGTCATTTTGTTTCTTGTTGGGTCTAAGTTAAAAACACTTGTGTCATCAACGATTTTTGCGTATGTTTGATTGTACAACGCCGCATTTTGACCTGTAGTGTTAGGTGGTAGATATGTAATAACACCTGTTTCATCAACAGATGCACCGCCGTTACCAAACGCCATTTGATATATCTCACCATAACCTCTACTAGAAAGAGTATCAGCAATTGCTTCTGACATGTTTTCATAGTTGATAGCATTTTTTGCTTCTTGGAGGACTTCACCAGTTTTATAGTCTCTGATTGTCAGAAAGCCTTCCATTTTTAAAATTTGTTGATCACCTGACATTTTAACTATCACCTCTTACTTGTACTAGTATTTCATTAGTGTTCGGGTCAGTAATTTTGATACTTGAAGAAAAATATACACCACTACTTTCGTTTGGTTTTGCTACTTTTTCTGTCTTTTCATCAATTATCGAGGATAAGACCTTCTCATTTTTTGATTTATTAGTGTTCATCTCTTTATTTATCATTTAAAATAGGGCCCAATTCTTTAAGTCACATCAGTTGATAGAAACTGTGCAGGAACTGTATTACTTATCTGTAAAGGGTCTCCTAAGGTCGGATTAAAGACATATGAGTTCCAAGTTTGATTATAATAAGTATCTGCTAATCTATTCGCTGATAATAAACCGTACACTTCTGTGTATTTAGGAATAGAAGATTGAATCGATGTACCGTTAGTTCCTCTTTGTAATCCACCAACAGCGTTTGTAGCAAAATCAATTGTTGTAAATCTAATTTGTTCACCATTAATATACAACAAGTTCCCTTCAAATGATGTAATTGTTAATGAATCCCCTGCTGTAATATACGCACCGTCTGTAATTTTTAATATAGGTGATAAGTTCTCAATAACTATGTTGAGATTTGCAGTATCGATATACAAACCAGTTGTAACATTCAATACTTTTACACCAGTCACAGTATCTTTGTCAGCAGTCAAGCCTATTGAATAGACACCACTTACTGGAGCTGGAGCAATATTACTTTGAGAAATCTGATTTGTCACCCTATCTATATTTCCTACAGGAATTGTTTTTGATAATGGATACAAGCCGTCATTCAACCATGTCCTAGACTGTACATTTGCTCTGTAGATACTTGCTTTCTCGTTAGTATCTACTATGTTTAAATATATTTCTTCATTTGGTGTTGAATCTGGAATCATGTTAGTCATAATTATAACATCACCAGGTATAATTTCTGTTAAGATACTAACTTCATTATCTGCGCCAAGTCTTAATCGATCATTTGGTACACGTAAACCGTTAACAGTAACCCAAAGTCTTTCAACATTAGTTTGTTCCCATTGTGTTACATTCATTGCACCAGTATCAGATGATAATGCAAATTCTGCATCTGCTACACCGTTTGTTGTAGTTGCACTAATTGTAAATGTTTGTGTGTTAATGTCAGTGGACTTGACATAATACGTAGTTCCCTGTATAATACCACCAACGAGTGCATCACCTGATTGTTTGCTTTGCTGTGTGAATATTACAGGTGTATTTGGTACTAGATCAGACACATCAATTGCAGTAATTTCATTAGTTGATGTAGTAGTCGCAGTTGCCACTGTTGTTTCTAAGAAGAATGTGCCTTGTCTCCAAACATAACCGCCACTAATGTACTCTGTAACACCTGTCACGGGGTAATTTGTAACATATGGCAGAGGACTATAAACTTGAGTATATAAGTCAAATATTGTATCAGTGATAACTCTTACATTGTAAGTATTGCCGTTAAGTTGTGTTGCTCCCAAACAGCCGTCTATCACACATCTTTCAGTTATCTGAGCAGTACCAGAGCCAGTACCAACACCAGTTGCAGTAAATACTGTTCCTGGATCGCTGTCTGCGGCACCTATTAATGTATAATCTGTTGTCCCAGTTGTCAGAATAATATATTCTGAACCGACTTCAAATGAGCCGGCAGTTAAGATACTATTGTTGAATCCATGTGCTAGAGTTGTTGTTACTCTTGTAGTTGGTAATCCACCAACTGTTGCTACCATAAGACCTGAAGCGCCACTAGTGATTGTTATTGTAGTACCGTCTTCGTCTTTAATTGTTGCGTTTGTAGAACTAACAATTGTGTCTACGAAGTAAACAAGACCTTCTGTTATTTCTACAATATTAGTTCCAGAGAATGAAATTGTATCACCGACAACAAAACCAGCAGTAGAAGTAAAGATAATCTCATTACCAGTTGTTGTACCAGTTGCAGTTGTAATAGCATTTGCTGGTTCAATTGTTGTTGAGATATCTTGTATTTCATTAACTTGAACAGCATTCAATGTTCCAACCATTGATCCTGTATCAGTTGTAACTGTGACTGGAGTACCACCAATAGTTGTTGATATAGTAAATGTAGTTGCATCGATAATTTCTAAGATGTAATATGTTACACCTGCTGTAATTCCACCTATAGTCGGTGCAGAGAATGTAATTGGCTCGTTAACAGCAAGACCCGATGTATCTGCACAAGTTAATGTGTTTAAATCTTCATCGTATGTAACTACAACTGGAGTATTTTGGTCATATGTTTGTGCTGATGGTGTATCTTGGTCAAACGTTCCTTCAGTATGAGTAGTTGCAGTAACTGTAATTGTACTGAATGAACTTAGAGTAGATGCAGAAATATTATACTGAGTTGTTAAGTATTGTCTATCAGTATCATTATAAGTTAAGACTCTAATCTTAGAACTGTTTGCTGGAGCACCATTAGTAAAGACAAGTGTGTCAGCAGATGGGTCTATAGTATAACTCGTAATAGACTGTCTAAGTCCATTAACTTCAACGATTGCGTTGTGTGGGTTAGTGTCACCTAAGTAGTTAGTGAGATCAAATGATACTTTCACTCCGTCAGCAACAAACTCTTGTATTTCAGGCATAGAATATGCATATTGTATTGCTGTTGAATCTTCTCCAAACAATGAGTAGACGATATAATCAGTAGCATTTGACCATGCAGTAGGTGGACCAAAGACAAGTTTTGCTTGAATATTATTTGGTTGCACAGAGATTGCATAATCATTAGTGACAAATGATGATATCCCAGATGAATTACCTAGAGTAACAACAGTGCCGCCATTAGTTTCAGAAATTGTAAACTCATTAATGTCTACGATTGTTTTAATGTAGTACAACGTGTTCGGTGTAATGTCTGATCCAAACATATCTTTTGCAAAGTAAATTCTATCACCAGCATTTAAGCCGTCAGTTGTTCCTGTTGTGATTGCATTGTTACTTGCTTTTGTTTGTGTGATTGTAGCAGTATTACCTTCAATAAGTTTTGCACCGTTATGATAAACAACTGGTGGCGTCCAAGTAAGACCTGTGCCAACTTGAATGTTTACAACCATCAGACCTGTTGCATCACTCAATGCAACTGTAGGTCCAGCAAGACCACTTGCAGTAAGTGTGTCTGAAACAGTAATTGTATTTGTTGGGAATGATATTGATTTAACATAATATGTTGTATCTTCTGCAATTCCACCAAATACTGCTCCTTGGAATGTAACCGCAGAGTTTAATGTAAATTTAATAACTTCATCACAAACAATTCTGTCTGTTGATGCTATTGTTTCAGTAGCAGTTACTTCAACTGGTATTGATGATGGCTTGATTAAACCAGATCCTTGGAAATAAGTATCACTGTAATTACAGTTGAGATAGATGTCATAGAATCCAGTTTCTGTAATTTCTCTAATAGCATCAGTATCTGTGTTTGCTTTAACTAACTGATTACCATTACCGACTTCATATACATCGACTCTTAATTTTTCATTTGGTCCAAATGCTAGAGGATTATCAAGTGTAATAACTTTTGTAACCCAGTTAACAGTGTATTCACTTGTTGCAAGTCCGGTACCTAATCCACTTGTTGGATTAATAATCTGTAAACTCAATTCGATTGGATATTGAGCAAATGCATCAAAACTATATTCTGTTTGCAGTTGAGTTGTAGGCTCTAATATTTTTGATACAACATTAAATCCAGTATGTGAATACTGTGTAGCATTCCAAAGTGTTCCTGGTCTCGTATTCACTGCCATTGTAAGATTGTCTTTCATCAATCCAGGAACTAGTTCTTCTGGTCCATAACCAAATCCGAACTCTGCACCCTTGACATCGTAAGTAGGTTCTGTTACAATGAAGACACTAGATGAAGTCCACGTGACTCCGTTGTCAACTGACTGTAAAATTGTATTATCGTCACCGACAACAACAAATGCAGTAGCATCAGAGTTGTATGTGATACCATGTAAGTCTTCTGTAGTTCCAGATGTCTGTGTTGTCCAAGTTAAACCGTCAGTAGATGTTTGAATTCTACCATCTTCACCGACTGTCATCCATAGACTGTTAGCATAGATAACGTCTTTTAATGTTTTTGCTGTAGCATCAAGTATAAAGATTCTACATTGATCTGGTATTGCATCGTTTGTTAATGTTACTTGCGATGTTAGACCAGAGTCTGTAAAGATTTCTATCTGAGTAGAATTAATTACACTTACATAGTAAGTAACACCTGCTGTTAGTCCACTAAATGTGTCTGTTGTTTGTATTGGGTCTGCATTCGTAAATCCTGCTGTACTTGCAACACCTAATCGATCAGTTGCTGAGTTAATACCAGTAACTAAAACTTCATTGACTCCAGTCCAATCTGCACCGTTAGATGTTTGATAGATAACATTGTCTTCACCAACTGCAATTGCAATTGTTCCGTTACTCGCAACTGCGTTCAGTCCATTTGGAGTAATTGATATACTATCTGACCAAGTATTACCGTCTTCGTCTGAAGAATATGATATAATATTAGTTGGTACTAACTGCGTTAATCCAGATGTATAATCATATCGTAGTCCTTTACCAACTGCAACAAATCCTGTATAACCTGTTGTAGTAACAAAAGCAGTTCCATTCAACGTAACTTCAAAAACAGTATCATATGTTTTCTTTGTAGTCCAAGTTGTTGCATCTGTACTGTTGACAATGCCATCACCAACTGCTACATAATAATCACTGCCGTATGCTACACTATTAAGTGCTAATGAAGGTGCAGTTAATACAGATGATCTAGTTGTCCAAACAATTCCGTCTGTACTTTTGTAAATTGGTGTTGCTATGTTTGATGATGTTATTACGTAGACACCATTACCATATACAATGTCAGTTGCATTAACAACAATATTAGCAATGTCTCTTGTCGCCCATGAAGTTCCTGCAATTGATGTAATTACGCCTGTGTAATTCGTAAAGTTAGCAGGAGCATAGTATTGAGTGCCGTCCCATAATATTGCTGGTATCGCAACGCCTGTTGGATAAAATGCTTCATCTTTTAATGTTATGTCAAGTGCATATTGATCTTCTGGAGCGAATGCATTACCTAAGTAAACTGCATTTGGATATGTTGTTCCAACAAACAACTGAGTCAAATCAAGCCCTGGCATGTTAACTGTTGGTTGATAAAATCCTTCTACTCTATCAAGTGCGTTTAATACTCTATTATCTGCTCTTAATTCTTCCCACTTACCAATAATAAATTCTTCATCGTCATTTGATATAACACATCTGTAAACTCTGTTTAGATATTTTACAATAGACTGATTGAAGTAGAATGGTTCTGGTAAGAATGCATAACTACCTGCTTTAGACATTGTAAATTCTGCACTTCCTGGTGTTACAGGAACAATGTCACTGCCACCTGGCTCTGTACTTACTTTGATATCGTTTCCTGTGATATCTGTTATATAATATTCTGTGCTGTTTGCTAAGCCACTTGCAGTTTGCTCTGCTGTACTTAAACTCATAAAGACTACTGTATCATTCACTACGAAAGATGTGGAGTCAGCAACTGTGTATGCTGTTGATGTTATAGCAGTTACATTAGTTGATGTAAATCCACCAAAGTCAAATCCTATACCACTAACTGGCGTTGTCATTCTTGCATCAGAATAAACTTCTAATTGATTTTGACTGATAACTTTTAAATAATACTTTGTTACATAGTCTTCTGGATCACCTGAAACAATCAAACTTGTGACTGCTCCATTTGCATCAACAGTGTTGACTTCTAAAGTCGCATCATTTGCAGGAGATGCTCCGCCCATGCTAGTTCCAAGTATTGTAATTTTGTTTGTATTTGCATAGCCTGTACCGCCACTGCCTATAATGACTGAGTAACCGCCTAATTTAAATCCTATATCAAATTCTGCAAATGTTTGTGGTGTTTGAGTCAAGTTAAATGCTGTTGTACTATCTGATAAAGTAACATCACTTCCACCAGCAGAAGTAGAAACAGTAATATAGTCACTACCTAAACCTGTCATCGTTCCATTGTCTGTAGTCAACGTATATGCGGCGCCACCAATAGATTCACTAATTGTAAATGTAGTACTACTATCTATTGTTTTAATAAAGTATTCATCAGTGATTGTTATTCCACCTAATCCTGCGCCACTAAAGATAACCGGCATACCAATCCAAAGTGAACTTGTGTCTGAACATGTAATTAAATTACCAGACGAAGAAGTTGAACTACAGAATACAGTTATTGGATTAACTGTTGCTGTACCAGTACCTGCTCCAACACCTGTTGCTGTAAATGTAATACCTACTGAACTGCTTATTGCACCAATTAATACATAGTTTGTTGTCCCTACAGTAGTAATTGTGTATACTTGTCCTACAACAAAATCGCCTGCTTCGACAATACGATCACTAAATTCAGTAACAAAGTATGGAGTTGCTGTTGAAAGTCCGCCTGTAGCAGTATCGAACTCTACTGGCATGTTTATATAGAAGTTGCTTGTACGAGCATCTTGTGTTTTTAATGCAATTCTATTTACAGTGGCAATTGTTGCACCCAATGATCTTGTCAATTGATTCGATACAGAAGCCGCTGTAGTTGGAATGTTTGTATAATACTTAGAAGTATCATAGAATGTAAATTGTTGTCCGTTAACTTGTCCAGGTGATATTGGCAATGACACATTCATTGTCATTGAGCCAGTCGCAGTTGACAAATCAAATACATCTGCTTGACTTGTTAATAGTCCAGTATCAGTTGTTGCTGTACCTGTACCTGTGCCTACACCAGTTGATTCAAATATAGTGCCAACATTGTTGTTAGCCGCACCAAGTAGTACATAGTCAGTAGTACCTGCAGTTACGATTTGATATGTTGTGCCGGGCACAAATGATCCAGCAGTTACGACACCAACATCAGTCACAGCAAATGCTGATCCATTAATCGAAGTTGATATTATAATCTGAGTTGAAGATACAATTTCTCTCACATAGTAAATTCTACCAGATTCAATATTACCATAATTAGTTATGATAGTGCTAGGCAATGTAAGAAAGTCATTAAAGACAATTGGGTCATTAACAGTAAGACCAGTTGTTGAAAGAACTGTTATTCTATCTGTTGCACTATCTGTGCCAACAAGTGTAGTATTAGTTGCTGTGACTGACGTACTAATCGTAATAGTTTCATCATCGAGGACTGTCGTTACATAATAAACGTCATTTTCAACTATGTCTCCAAACACATCGCCTACAAAGAATAAAGGAATACCTGGATAAAAACCATTAGTTCCGCCTGTACCGATAAGACTTTGTGGAATCGTTATTGTGTTTGTTGTTCCATTAGTTGCAGTTGCTGTCAGCAAGCCAGGGTAGTTAAGTGTAACTACTGCTGTGTCTGTCACTATACCTGCATATGCAAACATACCTGCACTTGATGCAGTTTCAGTAGTTACAACAAATACAGGACCGCCTACTGTTTCACTAATTGTAAAATCTGTAATGTCAATAATAGACTTGACATAATAAACTTGATCCACTATAATATTGCCTATTACTGCTCCAGTAAATTTGATTGGCATGCCAACAGTGAAACCAATTGTAGAACCAGATGAGTTTAATTCACCAGTTGCGTCATCATATGGGTTTAATCGAATTTTATTTCCAGTTGCTACTGTGTTTGTAACTCTACGAGCAAACGTAGAATATGATACAGTTTGATCATTAACAGCATTAACAATTTCTAAAACTGCACCCTGTGCTGAAGCCTTAATATTTTCAATTGGAGGAGCAGTTGCTTGTAATGAAATTGCAGAACTTGAAACGTTCTCACTATTAAAATAACTACCTGCAAAAAACGAACCGTAGAATGCATTTGCTTCCCAATCTAAGATTTGAGATGTGTAAGTAGTTCTATCAAATTTTAATTCAATATTGTTTTCTCTAACTGGTGTTGCATTTGTAATTGCTGATGCTTTAGCACCAACATTTAATTGGAAGTTGCCATCAGTTGTTCCAGTTGAGAAGACTACTCTATCAAATTCGTAGACTGCTTCATTATAACTTGTGTACAAAGCAATAACAGTTGATGGGTTTGTTTCAAGTATATTAACATAATACCATTGATTGTTTATTAGCCCAGTAACTGATGCAGACGATACAGTATCATCTTTGTATTGTATTAAATCACCAGTTTGTAGATTTGGAGCAAAAACTGAAATTGTATTTAATGTAGAGTTGATATCATCATTAGTAAAGAACAATTGTTCTGCTGGTGCAATTCTAATTTCTGGTAACACAGCATACCCTTCTCCGGGATTTATAACTTTCACACTGACAACAGAATCAACACTCATCACTGCTTCAAGTTGTGCTTCAACTCTTGGTGCTGGGTAGACAGTTGTATCAATGTATGCTGTAATTTGAGGTGGCTCAACATAGTTTTTACTACCATCTAGCACTACTACAGCAGGAAGATCAATAAAGATTTCTGCTCCAGGTACATGTGCTAATGGCGTTGTGCCATCAAATCCTCTTTGTAAACCAATTAGCATGTTCAATGCTCTGTCAACACGTGAGTATGATATCTTTTCTGTACCAATTTGTATGACGCCATTGATTGGGAAGCCTGATGCATTGTCAACGAATAAAATTGAAGACCCAATAGGCAGATAAACAGAAAGCAAAGTAATTTGATAATCTGTTTGTCCGGTAATTGACACACCGTAATTATTAAACCAATCTTTATATTGTGGTAATTGCCAAATAGCATTTGTTGGCAAGAACGTTGATGTGTTGTTTACATTCTTATATGATAACTGGGGAGAAACAAATTGTTCTATTGCACTGTCCCAAGTGGCCGGCAAATCAAAGTCTGTAACGTTGCCGTCATATGTGTCTATACCTGTATACTTAAACAAGAAATCTTTAATTACTACATGAAATGGTTTTGTCTCATTAATATAACTTGACAAGAACAATTGATTATCTGATGAATAATTTTGTATTGGTTTTAATTCTCTAATAGTATGACTGACATCAACAAGAGAAGTTTTGTTTAACCAAGGCAAGTAGTTTTGTGATTCATCTGCTTCACTTTGAATGTATTCAAATAAAAGAATCAATGATTTGTTTCTGAACTCAACTAATTCATCAACATAAATTTGTTCGTTTAATGCACGAATGATCCAACGTGTTTCTTCACTTGGGTATTCATCAAATGAATCAGTGTCAAAGAAGTTATCACCGAAGCCTGTTTTGCCTAATGCATAGTCCCAAAGATATATGTTAAATTGCAGTGTTCCGTTTTCTAAACCGATACGAGTCCAAACATCATTACCATCGTAACGATACATTTCCCATTTGCCTTCACCGTTTGTTTCAACTCTAGCAATTGTTCCTATAGTAACAGTAAGAGCAGAAAGATCAGCATAAAGTGGTACTGAGACAGATGACTTAGTGTTGTTATTGTATTGCCCTACTGGGTTAGTTGTTGGTAACCACCAGTTGACATATGACCAATAATTTGTAGTGTCATAAAATTCTCCTGTTTGGAAAAGATATGTAGCATTTTCTCTTGTTTCTGAGATTGGGAAATCTGCTAATACAGTATTAGCATATTTTAAATAGTTTTTCAAGCCTAAGAATCTATTGAAAAAGAAACTCTGTCTTGGTCTTTGCAGTACGCCTGACTGTACTGCTTTTGGTAAATATGGATTAGGCACAACTGCACCTACTTCGTCTACTCCAGAGAATGAATCTAATAAACGATCATATAAACCTTCTGGTCTGTTTGCTTCTGTTTGTATTCCAAATTTTGGCAGACCAGGCAAAAAGTCATCAGCACCATCTCTTATCAAACTAAATTCTTGGTGAGATGGATCGTCATTACTGCCTGTTGCATAGCCTATATGGAATACACTATCATTAACATTTATATATGGTTGACAGTTATATAATCCAAATGCATTTGGCAACAATGGTGTAACATATGACACTCCAGATGATGTTGGATTTCTAATATATGATTCTAAGTTAGTGTCAGATAATGTCTTGCCTTCTGCACTCATTACAGTATCTGTGTTTCGTACCCAGAAATAGTAGACAGGAGTAACTACATTTGATGCGTTTAGTGTCGATTCAATACTATATGTTTGTAAGTTCTTAGGAGTTCCTGCACCTGTGTATTGACTTGGTACATTATTTGATGATACCCATGTATATACTGCAACATCTGATCCTGGGAATACTTGCCCCCAACGACTTGCATTGTATACATTATCATTTTGATGATAGTTTAACCACCTAGTAGTTGACGTATCGAACCAAAGTTCACCGACATGATCAGTTCCCCATATAAGCCCTGCATTGATTCCATCAATCTCAGCATTATATCGTGCTGGGTCTACGTTGTCAACATAGTCAAGGTTTTCTCTTACTACACCGAGCAATTTATTTTGCATCGGATCAATATAATCTAAATTAATTAATGTATCATTTGTTTCTGCACTAAAAATTTGTGCATTTTGTATTTTGTTTATGTCTACAGTTTTTGAAGGTGTTCTGTATAATGTCCAATCTTTGATGCCTGTTGCATTTTGGAATAAATTAACTTGTCCTTCTAAATCTCCGTAACTCAAGTTAGGTGTACCGATCACAACTTGATTTGCATTAAAATCTAATGCTGTTCCGTATTCTGGTTCAAAACCATAATTTTGTTCTTTGCTGTTCAAGTTTTGTGCATACACAAATTGACCTGGATCTGCAACTGAACCATTATAATTAGCAAGATAATCATACATGTAGACTGCACCAGCATTCTCCCATGTGTCAACAAAACGAGTTGCGTTATTATCAAAGATAGTATCGTTGTCTAAGTTTTCATCATCAGTGAAATCAAATGTTGTGCCTAAGTATCTTGTACTTACTGGAGCAGAAATTACTACTGAATCTTTTTCATTAAATTTAATCGTGTTACCAAACAATGTTCTACTGTCATTATGTGGTGCAGTAATGTTTTGTGTTTCTGTATAAAGAACTAATCCAAGATCAGATAATGTAGCAGTATCAACTGCTTGTAATAATAATTTTTCATTAATCAATGCTAGACCTGCACTGATAATTGATATGATAAGTTTACCATCAGTTGCACTTGCTTGAATATTAGTGATACCAGTAGCATTGATGACGTTTGCTACATCAGTAGCAGTACTACCATTTACGAGTTTAACTAAGTACCCGTTAATTAAAAGATTTCGATCAGCAGTTAGTAAGCACTTACTTGTACCTATAACTGAGCCGTATTTTCCACCACCATTTGTGTATCTATAAACTGAACCGTCAGACTGTATTGTTCCTAGCATACGAATTTCGCCAGGTGCACCGATTAATACTTCACTGCCATATGAAGTCATATCAGTTGCGTAACCTAATTGAGTACCAACTCTAGTGTCTTCATCTGGAATCATTGTTTGTACTAATGTAGAAACTGATGTACTTACAGTAACAATATCACCTGCTCTTAATGTTCCGAAATATTTAAATTCATTTAGACCTGTCACTGCATAATTATTGTCATCAACAATTGTACCGTTAACACTGACTTGTCTAATTGCACTATTGTTCTGTGCAAGAATAATAGCATTAAGAGTAAGATCATCTTCTAATGTGATTGCTGTACTAGATGATCTAGTTGTTTTAAGTGACATTGTACCAACGCCAACTTCTTTAACATAATAAACTTGATTAGGACTTATACCAGAATCTCCAAAGACTCCAGTTGAACTAAAGACTATTGCAGTATTTTCAGTTAATGCAGTACCAGTGTATGTAATTACATTACTTGTTACATTAGTTGCTGTTCTAGCAACGAACAATTCGTCCCATGCTATTTCAAATACATGAGGTTGATTTGGTATTGAATTATATTGTGATTCAAAGTTTTGTATTGCACGTGAGAAAACATAACTTGTACCCCAATTAGCATTGCCTTCCGGAGATGTTAAAGTTGGAGCACCAATTGAAACTGTATCGCCGTTAGCATCAGTTGCAACTGAAGAACCAAATCCACCTGCCCCTACAGGAGATATGATTTCTGTTTCTTCATTAGAGTCAGTGTATGATACTTGATTTGCTGTACCTGTGCCAGAACCGATACCAGTCGCAACAAACAAAATTCCTACTTTGTTTTCTACTGCGCCGATTGCTGTAAAGTCTGTTGGATTTTCATAACAAATACCATCACCTGCTACAAATCCTGCTGGCGGTGTTGTTGCTGTGAATGTAGTACCAACTTCATTGTCTACTGCACCGAGTTGAGTAAATTCTGTTGATCCAGGGAACAAAATCTCGTAAGATTGTCCTGTTGTAATATCACTGGCACCAACTTCTGTACCCAATGACGTAATTTCATATGTTTCAGTTGCAGTAAAGTAACCTGCTGATAATGGAATACGTTCTCTGCTAAGTCTTATTACTTGATTGTTTAGTGGGTCACCAACATAAATCCAATTTTGATCATCACTCATAGAAATGCAAGTACCTGCTCCTGCACCAACTGTGATAGTTTGTAATAAAACTGGATCATCATCTATAACTGAATCGTTTACTGTATAGATGTAAACACGACCTACGGGAAAACCAGTACCATCAGTTGTTTCTGTGATAGCAAACAAACGACCCGAGTATGCGATTGCTGTACCGAATGTTGGTCTTGCTCCGCTAATAGGTAATATATTATCACTGTCTGTATCTTGTACAAATTCACCAGTAGTATCATCTACAACATAACGATAAACTCGACCGACTGCTGAGTCTCCTAACCAATAACTATATGTGTCTGGTATATACGCAACAGCACTACCGAATGTTTGTCCGTCTGCTCGATTTAAAGTTGTTGTCATGCCATAGTTTAATGACTTACGATAAACTCCCCAATTTCCATCTTCGGCTTCATCTACCCATACAGTATTCTTAACAAACTCTGCTTCGTTTAAATCTAAATTATTAATGTCTGCTGGTTGTTCTACACGTTGATCACTAAATGTCAAACCTAAACCATTACCAGTTAATGTTTGTGGTGGTTGACTCAATGGCAAATTAATAGTTATTGAATTTAAATCATTAACAACAGTAACAATATAATAACCATTAATACTAGATGCTACGTTAATCATTGCAAACGGATCTAATAGTTTTAAACCATGAGGTTTAGCAAATGTAATTGTAGTTGTGTTGTTTAAATTTGGAGTAATGCCTACGACCCTACCAACTGGCTTCCAAGTATACACTCTCCACTTTTCTTTGAAGTTTGCTAACCAAGCATAATCTCTAACATAAAAATCATTGATCGGCACTAATGTATTATTTGAGTTAACTGCTTGTGGTAAGTTAGCAAAGTGATACGCCGCTAATTTAACATCGTTATAATTAACAAAGCCTGCTGTTGGGTATAACTTAGTTTCTGGCTCATATGCTAGTTCTGCTAATATGTTAGCAGATTCAGGAGCCCGTGCGTAATTAAATAGATTCGCAAGTGATACGTTTTGCATTGATCCTTGAGTTGCAACATTATCTATTAATGCAACTATAGAAGGATTACCTGTTAACTTTGCTTCATTCACTAAGAACTCTACAAAATTATGATTAAGTGTTCCGCCAAACTCTCCTGTTTGAATTCCCCAATTTTCATAAACATCATAGTTTATACCACCTGAAGGTAATGTTGCACCTTTAAAAGCAGAAACTGAGTTAGGTGTTCCTTTTGTTTTAATTAAATTCTTGTAAACATTAACCTGTGTAATGTCAGTCAAGTTGATTGATGCAAGATAGTCTCTAGGTCTAAAGCCAATCAAAGAGAATGCTAATTGATCTGCATCGTTTTCTAAGTTTGCTTTGTTACTGTTGTAATACAGTGTGCTTTCATATGAACGTGTTGCAGAGTTAGGCAACAAGCCTTTTTGAATCTGATCTGCATCTGTTAGTGTCCACTGACCATCTACAAATGTTGCTGACGGCTGTACTGTTGTATTTGCTGTCCAAAATTTAGATTTGTATGTAACAATAGATCCTTTAGGATATACAAGTGTAGATGTCCATTCTTTGATGTTGTCTTGGTTAAGAATAAATCCAGACGCAAACATGGTACCGTCCCATTCAGCAGTTTTAGTGCCTCGTAGGTAAAGTCTATTCTGTCTAAGTCCAGTAACTAGATTATAGATGACATCATTAAACAATGTAGTGTTATCAAACACGATACCGTGTTCTAAGTTACTTAATTGAAATTGACCATATGACATTGCATCGCCAGTATTCAATGTTTTAACTTCAAATTTTGTATCGAGTCTTTCTATGTTTAAGTCTTTAGTTGCAATCTGATACAAGTTTTGATTTAACAAGAAGTTTTCATTTTGAATTGTTAAAGGTTGAACAACATCACTCTCTTTTTCAATTTTTAATGTGTTGGCAGATGGACCAATAGTTATAATAGATCCAGATTCCCAATTAAATTGTGCCCAATACAAATACTCTTTGATCATCAGTTCCCAGTTTAAAGTAACTGAGTTTTCAAGTGTGTCAAAGACCATACCTTTACGTGTTAAGTATGAACCATAACTTGCTAAGAACTGTGACAGTTGTTGCAATGTATAAAATTGTGTGCCGTACGGTACAATTTTTTCTTGTACATCTGATTGTGTGTATTTGTTTACAATGTCTACTGAGTAATCATCAACTGATATAGTTGTTGTGCCTGTTCCCAAAATTGGTTGATCAATTGTAAAGTATGCTTGATTCTGTGAATTACCATATACTTTCCAACCATTATTCACAAGTTGAATAACAACACTTGAATATTTAATTTCATCATTAGGTTGATTATCATGTAGCAACACTTGATAACTTTCATCTGGTATTAACAATGATGAATTGTTTGAGTTTGGTGTTACTTTTTCAACAAGGAATTTTAATAATGTTTTATCACTAAATCCAGCCAGTCTATATATTAAACGAACATCAACATTGTTTAACAAAGATGTAATAGTTGTTGTTGCATCTACGCCTTGTTGCTTTTCATAGTCAACGATCCAGTTGATGTAACTTGTTTTTGCTGTGCCATTACCATATATTTCAATATCACTGATGTCTAAATGAGTTCTGTCATCTACTAGATATTGTTTAAATTCTGTGTTATACTTATAGTTGTCTAAGTCTGCGCCTAAATTAAAGAAATCTGCTGGTCTAGTCAACGCAAAGATTTTCATCAAGTCAAAAGCATATGATGAACTTCTTCTGTATGAGAATTCTGCTGGTGCATCATCACCTACTTTCCATTCACGTTGAAATAAGTTTTGATCGTAGTTGCCAATTAACGTCTGCATTGGAGATTTTAAGTCTCCATATTCATCTACTGGAATAATTCTACTTAAACCAGGACGTTTTAATTTTTCTACAGTAACACTAGTTGTTCCGCCTGTATTATAAATAATACCCGCTTCTAAGTCATTCCATAATATAGTGTTTTCACTCGTATATGGAGCTGGACCATATTGTGCTGTCCACCAACTTGGCATCTGTGAGAAGCCTAACATTTCCCATGGTGCTATGTTTGGTTGAGATGTACCATAAAAGTATTCATACACACCTCTCCAATAACCTTGGTCGATAGGAGTGTCAGTTAATTTATTAGCAGACTGCCAATAGTTCCAAGACCATTCGTTTGCTTTTGTATATCCTTTTTGAGTTTTATAAGCGATTCTATTTTTACCAACCCAACTTAAAAAGTTTGCACTATAAATCTTTAAGAAGTCATCACTTGAATATGTAGAGTCTGAGAAAAACCCTGGCAATACTTCATAATCTTTTATTGGTACTTCTGTGCTTAACTTAATATTATTATAAATTCTAGTTTCAAATTCTAATAATGCTTGATCTCTAAAATCAGTAAGTCCTGTTGCTGGCGTATAGTCAAGTGTATACAGAGATGTATACGAACCGTCATGTCCTCTTAGCATGTAAGTAGGAGTTTGATAGTTTGGATCTAAAACAACTTCTGGTTGCCATTTAGGATATAAACCTAACTTAGTAGGCGTGTTTGGAACATATGAACTATATGTTTGATTGTATTCTTTAATAGTTATTTGATCATTTGGTTGCAAACTCAAAGTGACAGTCAACGATGGCGAAGTAGATGAAACTGTGTAGTCTACATCTTTAATTAATTGTGTAGTTGTTACAGTACCTGACACTGTTCTTGCAAGATAAACTAAAACACCATTATAGTTTGCTGTTGTAAAATTATATGTTTGTGATAACGGATAAATCGATTCTTGCAATGCGTTAGCAAACGTGTATGTGTTTGTTTTGTATGGTGCCTGTGATGGCAACATATCACTCCAAAAGAATGATGTATCTTCCGTTTTAGATTTAACAATGATGTTTAATGCATCATCTAATATTTTACTCGGTGTAGACGTGGTAGTCACATCCATATCATTAACAGTTTTAACAACTAACTGTTTGTAATTTGTATATTCTTGTGAGTTGTATTGTAAAGCATTAAACAAATTGTAATTAGACTTGCGTAAAAATATACTTGGCAACACTAATGAAGCAGAGTTTTGAATAATACTGTTACCATATGGAACAAGATTACCCAAGTCTCTTAAGTTGTTAGCACCGAAAACAACACCCGTTGAATTTGGATTGTTAATAAAGATGTCTTGGTACTGTGATCTAATGTCACCCAAGTCAGCAACTTTTAAATTTTCATTAAATGGGTTGTTGCTTAAATTAATAGGTATGCTATAATATGCTGTTGTCGAAGGTTGATTACTTAACAACAAAATTTGTATAGGAGTGTCTACTGTTGGCGCAGTATTAAACGTCACTGTCGTTGTTTTATCAGTAGATGTTACAGTGTAAGTACTAGGCAATTGATATACATTATTAAGGTAAACTTGGACGTTTGGCCATTGAGCAGTCACAGTTGAATCATAGGGAATAACTGCAACATCACACGTGAATTCTGCTGTGGTCCCTGCTGTATATTCTAGTTCAAATATTTGATATTGAACTGAGGGGGCAATGGCTGTTTGCCAGCCTAATTCACGGGTCTTTGTTGTACGTGTAGAATAATCATACACGTAACCTGTATTTACGTTTTGTGTTACTGGAGTTGTTCCTGTAACATATGAAAATGTATCAACGTTTAATGATACATCAAAACTAATATCACCTTGATTGACGATATCAGAATAACGTACAGGAAAACCTAATATCGGATCATTTATACCTGTACCTACACCGTAAGCAAATAATTTATTACCTATAAATGAAGTGCCTTGATAAATTGTAGGGTCACCAAATGACACATTGTTTTTATCATAGATATTAAACAATGGTGCTTGATTGACTGTTAGTTTTTGTTGTGCTTCTTCCCATACTGTACCATTAAACCAGAATGTAGAACCTTGATTATAATATCCTCTTAGTGCTACTGTTTGATTATCAACTAAGGCTGGTGAGTCAACTGACTCTGACAAAGTAATGATAGGTACTGAACCTGGAGTAATCGTTGAAAAGCCAACAACATAAATTTTATTTCTAACTTCTAAATTAGTATCTGCTACAAAGGCAATTCTAGCACCAGAAAACAATTGATAGTTTGCAAGTGCATCATCAGACCCAACAATTGATGCTACACTCGTAGTTCCAAATGTTGTATTAGATTCCCAAGAAACAGTTAGTACAGTGTTTGTGCCTATAACTGCAAGACTATCAATAGAAGTATTTCTTGGTAGTAAGTTAGTTGAGTCTGCAACAAATTGACCTTTTTGGAACGATTTCAAAATATCAGTTGTTGGAATAGTTATTGTTGTGGTTGTGGCGTTTGTCACAGCCGCAATTGTTGCAGTATAATTAGTGTATGATTCTACATCTGGATAGTATGCTTGTTGATTTGCTACATCAGCAAATGCATTTGTTGTGCGAGTATCAATAAAATCGACTGGCGCTTTTGCTTCTGTACCAGAATCAAATAGTTTTAAATTTGGATAGAACTCAACGATCGGGCGTTTTGCTTTATTATTGCCTGTAACATAAGTTGATATGATCGATGGGTTATCATTGTATTTTGCCGTTGCATTGATAACATCAATATGGAACCATCTGTTTGATCTTGACCATGCATTTCTATTAATAGCAGTCCTAGCAATAGTAATATAGTCTTGGTCTACTGGTATAAACAATTCAACATCGAAGTTGCCAATAGAGTAGTTTAACGTGTCATAAGGAATAAATTCAGTTCCAGTAAAATCTTCTGGCACAGTTAAATCAGTAGTTGGAATAAGTTGTATTGCTTCCCCTACGCCTTCAACATAATATTCACCTGTCAAGTAACTTGTAGGAGTAATATCTCCTTGAAATTCTACTTTAAGACCATTTGTAAATTCTACGCCGTTTGTAGACGTGTATGTTTTTTGTCCTATAATATCTACATCAACATCAATTGTATTATTCGTGTTACTTTCGATTAATCTTATTGTGCCTACTTTGTTTGGATCTGTACCATCTTGGTAGTACAATGTATCTAATATAGCAGACAAATATGGAATTTGTGTAATAACACCAAGTGTGCTACGATAGAATTCTAATCCGATATACTCAGTACCGAATTGAACAGTAATCTTTTCTTCGTTTGGAATTACACCAGCTGGTATCAAACGAATAGTTGGGTTTGTTGCATCTCCAACATATGTAATTGTATAAAAGTTTTCATTAACATTTGTATAAAAGCCTTCTTCAAACAAGCCTTCATTAATGTTTGCAGTCATTGTTCCTGTTTCAGGTGTTAATGATATTGCTGGACCATTCAATGTTTCTGAGATTTTAAAAACAGAAGGACTAACAATCTCTTTTACATAATAAATTGTATCGCTATCTACACCACCAATTAAAGGAGTTGTGCCTACTTGTGAAAATGTTACAGTTTGATTAAGTACTAAATTTTCAGTAGAGCCAGAAGTAATAACTGTGTCTGCTGTTGTTTCAGTAATTGCTAAAGTAACTGGAGCAACAATTTGTGTTGATGTTAAATTAACATCGTAGTTTGCTCCATTCTCATCAAAAAATGATTGAATAAATCCTACTTCGTTTGGCTCTGATGTTTCAGAAAACATAACAGTAAGATTTTCAAGTGATGTTACACCATCTATGTTGCCTATTTCAGAAAGAGTTTTGCCATTGATGTCAGAAAATAGTTCGTTACTTACTACATCAACTAAATTGTTTCCTGGAAACAAATACTGATCTTGTGCATTTCTTTGTGGCACTGTAAATGTAACAAATCCTTGCGATGCACCATTGTTGTTAACACCCAAAACTTCTCTAGTATTTTGTGCTCCGTCTAAGCCTGTTACTCCAGGCACACCTTGAATCCAAAACTGAGAGTCTTGGTTAACTGCAAATCTATAAGTACCACCACGTAACAAAGTAAGTGTTGGGTTTAATGCAGAAGTTAAAGAATTTACTGATCTAATATTATATGCATTTCCTACATCACTTACAACATAGTCAGTTTCTGCAAAGACAGTTGCTGATGAAACTGAAACAACTGGAGGACCTTCTGGTATCCAGTAATACTGAGTAAAGTTAATTAATTTATCTAAGTTAGTAAATGAGTCCCAAGAATAGAATTCACTGTTAAACAAGCGATTGTTATCATCGACAACACCACCTGATAATTTAAGAGCATCTATTAACTCAGGGTAACTTAAGAAGTCTTTTGCTGTTGATTGATTTTCGTTTAAGAATGCAACACCAGGCGCTAGTTGATAATCTGTACGAGTAGCATTAGGCTCTGTTACATAATAATCTTTTGCGTTAACACCATAACCAAACTTACTACCAACATACCCTTGCATTTTTGTAGTAGAAGGATTGTTGACTAAGTTGTCAAGGGTCGCTCCTAAAAATTGGGCGTTGGTTGAGGTTTTGAATATCTCTGGTAAAAACTGTAGTGTTCTTATTCTTGCCATGTTTTATATAGTCCTTAAGACTGTAGTGTGTCAGGTGTTAATGCGGCCACAATTACAACATCATTTGTAGTAGCGGCATTTGCAAATATTTCATACGGTCTGCATTTAATTTCATACAAATCTCCAAATAACTTTTCTGGATCGTTTGATACTAATACGACTGAACTAACCATATCTCCAAGTTTTTCATGCAAGTAAGAACTTAACTCTGAGAAGAAGAATGTATCTCCAAAGTTCCAATTATCAATATTAAAATATGTGTCCATTTCTTTTAAAATTGCACTTCGTATTTCACTGTCTGATGCATTTGTTGATGCTGATTTTACAGCCTTAATAGTTGCTCGTAATGATCTATCTGCTTTTGCACCGAATAAAGGTTTAAACGTGACACTATTTAATACTGCACTATCTGACAACATTTTGTAATCATTTATTAACGGGTAAGCAATTTGCAACTCGTTCATTGTTGGTTGTTCTGGTTTTGTTACTGTACCAGTAGAGTCTTGTATCCAATTTCTATATGCTGTATAATATGATTGTGTTACTAAGTATAAATCAATAATATTAGTAGTTGCTGGATCAATACGAGTTGTATTATTTGCATTATGTCTGTATTGATAATCTAATGCTTGACGACCAGATTTAACAGAATAATCTGTTTGCAATGTTACAACATAAAACGGTGTAGTTACAGTTGGATCTTGTATTGTTTTATAAAATTTATTTTCTGTGTATGCATAGAACAACTGACCTACTGGAAATTCATACTTCACAGTTTCAATTTGTGTTTTATTTCCGTAAGTGTAAATTATATCTGTGTTCGGAACAATAAGTTGTCTTGTTAAGTTAACAGGGTCAGTTACAGTTTTGAAGAAAACATATAAACCAATATTTGCGCCGTTGTTAACATACCCAGTGATATCATTAAAGAAGTCTGGATTTAAAATAAGTGTTGAGTTGTTTACATCTGTTGCCGCGACTTCTACTTGGAAATCATTTACATAGCCGTCAGATTCAACAGTCTGTCCTAAAATATTAACTTTAGTATCTGCACCCAATGCAGTATTAGAACCATATATTGTGTTGATACCAAGAATACTAATAAAGTCTTTAATAATCTTTCCTGTAAAAGGATCATATACTAATTCATTTTTACTAAATGTGAATCTTGTATCAGCAACACTACCGAAATAATATGTTAATGATTTATATGTTACAGTATAACGATTGTTTCCTAAACTAGTAAATTTAACAAAATAATTCGTGTTCGTTGCTGAACCAATTGACCAACGTTCTTGGTTAACAAGCAACGAGTTATCAAACAACAAGGTAAAATCTTGTTGCAATTCAATTTTAAGAATTGCTTCTTGTATGATTACACTAGACAATGAATTATCAAAAACAGGAATCACTTCAGTCAACGTGACGCCGTCTGGTACAAAACCATTAAGAGTTACTGGACCTTTGCCATTAGCAAATGACCCTTGACCAGAGTTGTTACCATCTCCGACAACATTTAATATCGTTGACCAAATATAATTCTTCTGACTTGCAGAAGGTATACCAGAAACGAGACGATTGTTGCTATCGAAATAAAATCCGTCTGGCGCTTTGAGTTTTACAATCGCACCTGTTGTTGCATATTTTGCATTTGTTGTTGTGAATATTCCTAGAGGCTCTGGACTTTCTTTTGATCCATTCTTAGAATAAAAATAACCAGATTCACTTGATGAATCTACTGAACTTGTTTTCCAATATAGAGTACTGCCACCGCCTGTTCCTGGATATGCATAACGTGTATAATTTTGTATGTAATACTGATTAGCACGATTCAATGCAAGTACTGATGCTAAATCATCAGTGAAGAATTGAATGATGTCTGATGTGTTGTTCACTTGCAATGTTAAGAAGCCATCTTCATTGTCTTGGTATAACGCTCCGTCATCGCCAAATGAATTTGTACTTGAATACTTTCCAGTAGGGTCAAGTAAATCTAAATTCTTAGATACGCCAATAGAACTTCTATTAATAGCAGAACTTTTAATTATTGAACTGTAAAGTGTATATGGGAAGTTCGTGTAGTCTTCGCCATTAACCATACGATTTTGCGTATAGTATCTTGTTGGTGCTCTTTGTTTAATTGCTGATAGTGATTCTCTGCCTTGTGCATTAGAAACAGTTAATGGCAAGCCTAATTGTAAACTAAGTGTTTCAGATTTGCCTGTTCTGCTAATATAGTTAAGTGTTACTGATACTCCATTCATTTCTGAAGGATCAATTACATAATTTAATCCATTACTGCTTCTTACAAAGGCTCTAAATGTACCTACGGGTATCTCTGAAAATATACCATCACCGAAAACATAAGTGACTTGATCGTTTGCACGTGAAGTTACTGAGAAGATTTTCTTAACACTTGATTCTGTTTGTAAATATGCATCTGCATAAACATTATCTACTTGTTCCCATGCTTTTAATGATGAATCTGTCTGAACTTGATATAACCATGTATCACTATTATTGATACCATTAGTATCAATATTGTAAGTTTCGTTTGCTATTTGTTGTTGAAACGATGTTGTAGAATTTTGTAAAGTCCCTTGTTTAAAGTAAAACATAAACCCAGTGTTTGGTGAACCAAATCCTAATCTGTCATTTCTATATAACATATTCATTTGATTAGTTGGTGCTGGTGGTTTTTCGTAAACGTATGTTTTATCCATTGACGTTCCACTTACTAATTCAAAGTTCATTGAGTTTCCGTCTACTTGTGAGACAAAAGGAACAATTGGACTTGTGTTGGCTGGAAGATTAATTGCGTATTCACTTGTACTTACGCCAAGAATTTCAGATGTGTTGCCTGGATTTCCGATTCGTTGAGTATCAATAAGAGTAGCATTGATGACAGTATTCATTTGCTCTAGCCAATTGTTGTTGCCTGGATCATTCCAAGTAATAGGTACATTACTTAAATTTTGACCATTTGCATCTACAATGTTTTCTGTTGTTCGTACTGATTGTATTTTAAGATAGCCTGATGCACATGTATTTCTTTTTGGCGTATAACTAACTAAGTTGGCTAACTTAACAACTGAGTCTCTGCGTTCAGCAGTATCAATAAAGTTCTCACGGGCGTTTAGATCGTTTCTGAAGGCTAGTCCTTGACCCATGAATGACATAACATCAAGTAGAGCAATAAACTCTGAACTTTCTACGTAGTCATTAAAGTTTTCAGGATAATAAAGACGAAGGTAATCGATAAAACTTTTTCTAAGTGTTTCGTAATCGTAACTTCTAAAGTCTGCCTGTGAAAAGGTTTGGTAGATTGCTTTCCAATCATTAACTCCAAATAGACTTGATTGCCTTGAACTTGTTGCCATAGTTATTCCCTGTATGACAAGTATTTATCTTTATGGAAAACCAGGGTTTTTTATTAGAATGAAAGAGTTGCAGAGTTAGTATCTGGATCAAAAACTACAGCAATATCACCAACATTGTTGAAAGGATTGATAGATAATTGCACTTCTACTAAGATTCCTTCTTCTCTTTGCCATGATCTTATTGTATTAATGTTGATTCTGCTGTCTTCACTTGCTACTCGTTGGATTTCATTTTGCAATGCAGTAGATACATCTGCTGTGTTTGGCTCAAAAACAAAGTCCCAAAGAGTTGTGCCGTAGTTAGGCTGTCCAACCTTTTCCCCTTTGCGTATGTTTAATGCATTAATAAAATCTTGTATGACTAGTTTTTCGTCTAAGAGTTTAAATTTCTTACCAAAAACAGTAGGATCTGTGATACCATTATTGACACCTGTTGCACTTACAGGCAAAGGATTCACCGTTCTCGGTTTATCTGCGCCTATTGTTGAAAATCCTATGAATGTTGCCATACTATTATTTATATCCTATTTTAATTTCCATTTCTGAGTAATGTTATCCCACTTCCAATTAGTGCTACCAGCATTGCCTTCGCCACCACCGCCGCCACTGTTGCCACCAAGACCAAAGTCACCTTGCAAGAATCCACCCATGCTACCAGCTCCATCAGTTGGAGGTGTTGGATCAGTTACTTGTCCAGTAACTGCTTCTACAGTGTTTTCTACTACTTCTTCTGCTCCAGGTATAACTGGTTGACCTTCGCCTGCTTCGATAACCGAATACGTGTTTAAACCATCGTCAAGTATATTAACAGTTTGTTGTGCTGTTATACTAGCCTGTGTCGCATTAGATGTACTTTGATTATTTAATACTTGTGCTGTTTGGTTGTTGGATGTCTCAGTAATAAGATTCTCTAAATCTTGGAATTGATTTAACGAACTGTCTGTTACTGTTGGTGCAGTGCTTTGCTTTATTTCTTCTGCGACTGCTTTTACTTCTGCAATTGCCGCCGCATATGCAGGTGAATTCAGTGCCGTTTCATACTGTGCTTTTGCTTCTGCAATTTCTGGAGACCCAGCTGGTAAAGAAGTAACAAGTTCTGCATATGATGCTTGTTTTGCCGCAATTTGTTTTTCTTGTGATGCTACTGCTTTTTGTGCTGTCTTTAATTTTTTCGTTAACGCCTTCAGTGATGCAAATGCACCAAGAGCCGCAGACGGAATTTTTCCTAATAAGTTTGGTCTTGGGACTTTTGGATTTCCTAATACTTGATTGACAAGACCCATAAGACTTTCTCTAGTACCGAACGTATTCAATGCTACTGTAGGCAATGTGATCGTTGAGCCACCACCAGATGTAAGAGAAGACAATGCACTTACAAGTGCGGCAGATGCTCCAGGACTCAAAGATCCTGATAATGTATCTGTTAGCCCATCAAGTTTGCTACTAGCATCTCCTAACAAGTCTTTAATGCCTGCGCCTGGATCTCCTCCAGAGAATGCGTCTGATGCAATACTGCCTACTTCAGATGATAATGCTCCTAGTCCATCTGCAATTGCATTGACAGAACCTTTTGCATTATCTACAAGACTGCCACCAATTTTCTGTCCTCCTGGTAAAGCAGACATACCAGATGCTACTACTGCGGCTGTTGATGCTGATGCTCCTGTAGAAACAATCGATGCCGCACTCGATAATCCACCTGCATTTGCTAAATTTGTTGGTGATCCAGTCAATGCACTAACTGCTGATGTTGCATCACTGATTGCATTGTCTGCTATTGATGTATCTACACTAAATGATGCTAAGTCTGTACCAGTTACTCCTTCTGCCGCCGCAGTTACACTTGAAGCCGCTTCTTTTGCAAGTGCTTCTAAGTCTACAGGAACATTTGCTGGCATCTTTTTAAACGTTGCTGTTATAGATTTAAATGATGATGCGGACGCACCAATGTCTGCATCAAAAC